GTTCAAGACCTTTCCACACTCAACCTTATCGACCGTATCAATCTTTACTTCAAAGCTGGTTTCAGCTGTGGTGTCAAATTCACACCTGAAGAAAAAGAGTTTGTCAACCGAGTTGAAAAGACTGAGACTGTTGAAGACGTTGTGGCATTGGCAGCTGAAGTATACCAGTACTCTATTGAACAAGCTACTCAACGTAAGAAAGAGTCTCTGAAACTCAACAAAGAAGACTTGGAAGATATGGAAGAAATGCTGGCAGAGGTTAGCATGGACGAAGAAGATGAATGGACTGATGGTTCTGAAGAGCCCACTGTTGAAGAGTCTGACGTGTCTGAAGAAAATGACGAACTCGAAGACGCTGATGTACGCAAGTACATGGCTGGTCGTCACTACGATCAAAAGAAAACTGTTGAAGAACAGATCGCTGAAGACGTTGAGAAAGAAGTTGAAGCCACCACTGAGAAAACCTTCTCAGAGAAGCTGGAAGAACTTGCTGATGGCAAAACCGAATACAACTATTTCACTCTGGACGAAAACCACTTTATCGATCCTGTAGTTTCTTACAAGACTATCATCGAAGAAACCAAAATCATTGATGAAGAGATGTTCAGTTCTTCTGACAAGAAAGCACTGGAACAATTCAAAGTCGAATCTGGTCGTGTTGTAAACTACCTGATCAAAGAATTCGAGATGCGTAAGTCTGCTCAGCTGTACAAACGTGCTCAGACTTCTAAGATTGGTTCTCTGGACATGGGTAAGGTATGGTCATACAAACTCAATGACGACTTGTTCAAACGTGTTACGATGATTCCAAAGGGTAAGAACCATGGCATGATTTTCTTGCTTGACTGGTCTGGCTCAATGCAGTACGTCATCGACGACACTATGCAACAAGTGATCAACTTGGCGATGTTCTGCCAACGTGCTCAGATCCCTTACCAAGTGTTTGCATTCACCACTCAGTACGACATCTTCAAAGGTGAGTACGAACGTGAGAAGCTGCGTGCAAAACAGTTGGAAGTGATGTCAAAAGAGAATGTCCTTGGCAACGCTGTTAACAGTTCGTTTGGCTTGCTTGAATTGTTCTCGTCTAAGATGAGCAACATGGAATTCAATACAATGGTTCGTCGCACTTTCCGTAGTCACTACCTCATGCGTTGTGATGGTTACGAGATGGGTGGCACTCCGCTGAATGAATCCTTGTCGTACTTGTTGGGTTACTTGCCTAAGTTTGCCAAGAGCCACAACGTGGAGAAAATGTCTCTGATCACTTTGACCGATGGTGAAGGTGGTTCGTTGCCAGTTTCTTCTGGTCGTTATCTTGAAGATCGCAAGTATGACTACAATACTCATACAACGATTCAAGTAAAGAACTTCTTGAAAGATCCAGTCACCAAGAAAGACTATCCTATCACTCGCATGGGCACGACTCAAACCGAAGCCCTGTTGCGTATGATGAAGGATCGTTTCGATGTCAAGACTGTTGGTTTCTATATCTGCCGCAATGCTCGACGTGAGTTGAGTTGCGCTATCGAAAACAACCTTGCTGGCGTCAAGTCAAGTGATCAGATGATCGAGTCGATTCGTCGTGAGTTCCGTGAGAGTGGCTTTGCTTCTATCAAGAACACTGGTCGTGACGACTTGTTTATCGTTCCGCAGAACCGTCTGAGTGTTGATGAAGGTGAGTTGGTGGTTGACGAAAAGCAGAATGCTCGCCAGATTGCACGTATGTTCACCAAGCAAATGAGTGGTCGCAAGACTTCTCGGGTTCTCCTGAACCAATTCATCGGTTACATTGCGTAAACGAAAGTAAACGAATAACCCTACTGCAAGTAGGGTGTTTACTTTTATTCCTACCTGATGTATAATAACTGTATTGATTAGGAGAAAAGAATGGCTAAAGTTACTTACAGCGATATCTCGGCAAAGCTGGGAAACCTGTCCTCTGTAGCTAACAAAGTCTACGGTAGCCATGCATACGTTGCTGGATACTACGAATCCACTCTGGTCCAGCTGATTGCTGACCTTCCTGCACACAAGCAGAATGAGATGATGCGTCTGTTCCAAGAACGTATCGAAAGATTGCACGAAGATGCTTGACTTTAATTCGGTCTTGCAGTATAATAGTTGTATGATTTATTATGGAGAAATGTGATGAGTAAAGTTGATACCGTGTTCCGTGAGCAGTTTGAGTCTAAACTTCACGAGATGTTCCCTGATGTTGCCACTACTGGCACCGTCCAAAATTCCCAGCTTCTGGAAACCATGCGTGCGCTTGACACGAAGACATCCCCGAAGTGGTTGATGCAAAATCGAGTCGGTCGTGGCTTGTATGCCATCTCTGGCACTAAGTCCAACGCTGTTACGAAAGAAGAAGCAATGCAGTCATTCGCTGTTGACTACTCAAATGTTGAGTCGCTCATCCCCAAGAAAGATGACAACTACGTTCCCTTCGGCAACCATCCCGAAGTTGAACAGATTATCAAGTCAGGTATTTTCTACCCTGCCTACATCAGTGGTCCGACTGGTAACGGTAAGTCTACCATGGTCGAACAAATTTGTGCCAAGCACAAGAAGCCACTCATTCGTGTTAACCTGAACATGATGACTGACGAAGAACAACTCATCGGCTCCAAGACTCTGGAAGACGGTAACGTGGAAGTGGTAGAAGGTCCAGTGCTGATTGCAATGCGCAACGGTACGACTCTCCTGTTGGACGAGATCGATGCTGGCTCCGCAAACACTCTGTTGTGCTTGCAACCAATTCTTGAAGGTAAGCCATACTACTTCAAACTCAAGAACGAAATGATCGTTCCTGCAGCTGGCTTCAACATCCTTGCCACTGCAAACACTAAGGGCAAAGGCTCAGACGATGGTCGTTACATCGGTACCAACGTACTGAACGAAGCGTTCCTCGAGCGTTTCGCCGTAACCTTTGAACAAGAATACCCCAACGCTAAAGTTGAAGTGAAGATCATCAAGAATCTCATGGAGACTTACGGTTGCGTTGATGAAGAATTCGCCGAGACATTGGTGAAGTGGGCTGAAGCTATCCGTCGTACTTTTGAAGACGGTGGCGTCGACGAGACCATTACTACTCGCCGTATGATCCACATCGTTCGTGCGTTTGCAATCTTTAAGAAGCGTGAGAAGGCTGTAGAACTTTGCTGTAACCGTTTCGATACGGCTACCAAGGCTGCGTTCATCGACCTCTTCGAGAAGGTTTCTAACCCCGAGCCAGAGGCTGTAGCACCTGCCCCTGTAGCCCCTACTACTGAAGAAGAAATCCCCTTCTAAGTGTAGGGTTATTACAAGAAGTATTTGACTTTTATTCATACTTGATGTATAATAACTGTATTGAAATTGAGAAACCGAAAGGACTTTATTATGTTGAAATTTGCAAACCTGACCCTCTCCCAACAAAAGTGCGTTGTGGCTCTGATCGAGCACACTCCCTCTTTGACTAAGGATGGTCGAATCACTCTGAAAGAAGTTGTTGCCATCACCCAAGATCTCGCTGCAAAGCGTACTGCGGGTGGTGTGAAGATCGGTTATCCTAACTGGTTGTTCAAAGCCAACAAAGTCGAGAAGGGTGTTTACCAACTGCCTGTGCCTACTGCGCAAGAACTGAGCGACTTTGCTCAAGCGTCTGCGCCTAAAGCTAAGGTTGCAAAAGTGAAGGCTGTAAAAGCCAAGACTCCTAAGGTGACTTCAAAGACTGCTGTCACTAGAGATAACGGTGAATCCCGACTGCAACGTATCATCGACGAGAGCGAATACGTTGATGAAGACGTCGAGGACTTCAACGACATTCTACGTGCCAACGGTATCGAAGTTTAATCCGTTCCGCTGACTAGAAGACGCCATCCTTCTAGTCGGCTTTTTCACGTAGATGGTCTTTTTAATAATGGAGATATTATGTCCAAGCAAGCTAAACTACTCAATTACCTAAGCACTGGTGCTGAAGTTACTGCAAAGCAGATCGCTGGCTCATTTGGTTTGAAGAACCCACATGACGCTATTCACCAGTTGCGCAATCAAGGTCATTGTGTATACGGCAACAAGGCAGTTCTCGCTGATGGTACTGAAACTACTAAGTACCGTATTGGCAAACCTTCTCGCAAGATGGTTCAAATTGCCAATGCAGTTATGGGCGCACAAGCGTTCACTCGTACCTAATCAGTAGGTTGTGTAAGGATATTCGAGAGAGTGTCCTTACTCGATTTTGTTGGAGGAAAAATGGCTACGAAAAAAGATGTAGTAAAAGCAAGTCAAAATGCTACGACTGGTGGAAGAAAGTTTGATGGTGGCAAACCTCAGTATGGTCTGTTACCTCCGCTGGCGTTACGTGCAACTGTAGATGTACTAACCTTTGGTGCAGAAAAGTATGAACCTGATAATTGGAAGTTTGTTCCTGACTCTAAGCGTCGTTACTTCGACGCACTCCAGCGCCACTTATGGCAGTGGAAAGACGGTGAGCAAATCGACAAAGAATCTGGACTGCCGCATCTGGCACATGCGATGTGTTGCTTGATGTTTTTGTATGAGCATGATGTGAAATACTC